AAACCCACAGTCGGTCAAGCCTTACATGAAAAATACGTATGCTAGTGCAGAAAATGCCTTGACATTACGTAATAATTACAATAAGAGTATATAATATGAATATATATAATATAATAAATGATTTACATATAAGTGTAGGAGAATCAAAAAGAATTAACTGTCCTAGTTGTAATGGTTACAAAACATTTACTGTAACCAACAACATGGGTAGACTAGTTTGGAACTGCTACAAATCTTCTTGTCCAATATCAGGTACAAAGAAAGTTAATCTATCCGTAGATGATATTAGGAACTCTGTATTTGAAAGCAAGAAGATGTCAGAAGAATTTAATATGCCTGAACACGTAGTATATCACAACGATAGGATTGAAGTCGTAAGATATGCGTTAGAGTTTGGGTTGGATTATAAAAGAATACCACTTTACTATGACGTAAAAGAGAATAGAGTTGTATTTCCTATCAAGAAAGACGGACTAATTGTAGATGCAGTTGGTCGGTCTGTGGGATTTCGTTTGCCCAAATGGAAACGATATGGAAAAAGTGACTTGCCTTTTACTTATGGACATGGTAATGTGGGTGTAGTCGTTGAGGATTGTGTGAGTGCATCTGTTGTAGGCGATGGTGTTTATGTAGGGGTAGCTGTGTTGGGAACATCATTAAGCAATTCACACAAGAGATACCTAGCACAGTTCTCAACTGCTATAATAGCTCTAGACCCTGATGCAATGCCCAAGACCCTTGCCTTTGCAAAAGAGTTACGAGGATACGTAGATGATGTAAGAGTGTTAAAACTCAAAGACGATTTGAAGTATAGAACAGAAGAGGACTTTATAAACTTAAACAAACTAACCCCAAAGGAGAACCAACATGGAACTATCACTACTACGTAGCTTAATGAATAAGGACTTCTATGAAGACCATAGAGGTGCAAGATGTCCTGATAGATTGTTTAGCAAAGATGCTAGAACTATCAAGCATACGATTGATAAAGCTATGAGAAAATATAATAGGGATGTAACACCTGATGAGTTACAGGCTCTGTTCTTGTCTAGCAATCCTGCTATGACAACTGCACAGAAGCAGGGATACTCTGCTCTGTTTAATGATATTAAAAGACAGACACCTATGGGAACAGATGTAGCACAAGATGTGTTATCTAAACTGTTTCAACAAGTTATAGGAGAGGATGTAGCTAATTTAGGTTTTGATTTTGTCAATGGCACACAGACAAGTATGAAACCATTGCGTGATTTATTAGAGAAGTATAATGATGACTTCACGCCTGAGATGAAGATTGAATGGGATGATATATCATTTGATACTTTGATAGCAAAGCAGAACCAACAAACACGTTGGGCATTTAATCTACCTGAGTTAGCTAGGAAAGTAGAAGGTGTCAATGGTGGCTATCTTGTAGAGATAGGTGCTAGACCTAACACAGGCAAGACATCCTTTCATGCATCCATGCTTGTAGGAGAAAATGGTTTTGCAAGGCAAGGTGCTAAGTGTGTTGTCTTATGTAACGAAGAATCTTATGATAGAGTTGGGTTTAGATATCTTACTGCTTCATCTAACATGGATAAGTATGAGATAAAAGATAATCCATCACAGGCTAGGGATAGATATAAGATTGTGTCTCCTAATCTAAAGATTAAAGATGTGACAGGAGAAGACATGACATGGGTAGAAAGTATGTGTAAGAGTGTCAAGCCTGATGTCGTAGTAATAGACATGGGAGATAAGTTTGCACGTATGTCAGGTTATGCAAGACCTGATGAAGCACTCAAAGCCAATGCAATATATGCTAGACAGATTGCAAAACAATATGATTGTGTTATATTCTATATGTCACAACTTTCTGCAGAAGCAGAGGGCAGACAAGTTCTTAATCAGGCTATGATGGAAGGCTCACGTACAGGTAAGGCAGCAGAAGCAGACCTCATGATACTCATAGGTCAACCTGCAAATGTAGAAGGTGTAGATGAGCAATCTAACATGAGACACCTGAATGTTGTGAAGAACAAGATTACAGGTTGGCATGGTATGATTAATTGTAATATCAATCCACACACAGCGAGGTATAGTGCATGAAGATAGTAATAGATGTAGAAAATACAGTAACTAAAAGAGATGGTAGATTATATCTAGACCCATACGAACCTACTAATAAGTTAGTTATGGTTGGTTGTCGTGATGACAATGGAAACGAATCTATATATGATATGGATAGTGGATTCGTAGGTGTACAAGATATATTAGATAAGGCTACAGTATTAATAGGACACAACATAACATATGATTTGATGTGGTTGTGGGAGTGTGGCTTTAAATATGATGGTGTTATATTTGACACCATGTTATCAGAGTATGTGTTGAGCAGAGGTAATCCTGATAAGTATTCCTTATCATTAGAAGCCTGTGCAGAGAGACATGAGTTGAATACACAGAAGCAAGATACTTTAAAAGAATATTTTGCTAAAGGCATGGGTGTAGATGAGATACCAAAGGATGAGTTAAAAGAATATTTACAAGCAGACTTGAGAGCAACACAAGAGTTATGTGCTAGTCAGTATAAGCAGTTACTTAACTCATCTCTTATGGACACAGTTATACTTACAAATAAAGTAGCTATGACTCTAGCTAGGACACACAGAAATGGTTTTAAGGTAGACCAAGATGTCTTAGAATCTGTAAGAAAAGAATTTGAGAAGGAGAAGATTGAGATAGAAGAAAGATTATCTGTACAAGTAAGAGAACTTATGGGTGATACTCCTATTAATCTTAATAGTCCTGAACAAATGTCTTGGGTCATCTATAGTAGAAAGCCTAAAGACAAAGCCATGTGGGGAAATGAATTTACTCCTCACATGAGTGTAGAGGATTTTAAATATAGTGTCAGAGAGAACTCTGATATTGTATATAAAACAAAAGCAATAATGTGCAAGACCTGTAATGGCACAGGCAAAATAAGAAAGGTAAAAAAAGATGGAACTCTTTACTCTATTCCCAATAAAGACCCTAGTTGTAATGGTCTTGGTTATCATTTTCATAATGATAGAAGTAATATAGCAGGGTTAAGATTTAATGCACCCAATGCTAAATGGATAAGTGCTAATGGCTTTGGTGTATCCAAAGGTAACTTGGATATGTTACAAAGTATAGCACAACGTAACAACATGACAGAAGCTAGTAAGTTTCTTCAAGACCTGAAGAGATTGTCTGCCTTAGATAGTTATCTATCTTCTTTTGTTGAAGGTATCAAGGCACACGTTAAGTCTGATGGTATGCTTCATGTTAGATTGTTACAACACAGAACTGCGACAGGCAGGTTTAGTGGAGCAGACCCTAATATGCAGAATATGCCTAGAGGTGGCACGTTTCCTGTAAAGAAGGTATTTGTTTCACGTTGGACAGGTGGCAAGATTCTAGAAGCAGATTTTGCACAGTTAGAATTTAGAACTGCAGCCTATTTATCACAAGATGAGGTAGCGATTAATGAAATCAAAACGGGATTTGACGTTCACACGTACACTGCTAACGTCATTACGAAATCAGGTCAGCACACTACTAGGCAGGATGCTAAAGCACATACCTTTGCTCCGTTGTATGGTGCGACAGGGTTCGGTAGGTCGAAAGCAGAAGCGAAATACTATCAAGACTTCACGAAAAAGTACAAAGGCATCGCACTTTGGCATTCCAGATTGGCTAAAGAGGCTTTAGAGAAGCGTAGTATTACAACACCATCAGGTAGACAGTTTAGTTTTCCTGATGTAGAAAGAAGAATGAATGGCTCTGTGTCACACTTTACACAGATAAAGAACTATCCTGTGCAGAGCTTTGCAACTGCAGACATAGTGCCTTTGATTCTTCATCATATAGAAAATAGATTACAACTATTACAGTCTTGCATTGTAAACACAGTACACGATTCAATAGTTATTGATGTACACCCTGATGAAATAAATAAAGTTGTGTTCATCTTGAAAACTATGAATCAAGACATAAATAGTATTATAAACAACGAGTTCGGAATAGACTTTAATGTACCATTATTATTAGAATCAAAAATAGGAGATAATTGGCTTGACACTAAAGATATTAACTGATATAACTATGAGACATTTTAAAATAAGAAAGGAGAAAATGTATGACTGAAGCAAACCTAGTGACCATAGACACTAATAATTATGAATCTATGGCAAAGGCTATGGGTATAGCCAACGAGACTTCTTCCTCTACTGAGAAGAAGGCTCAACAACTACCTAGATTTAGAATACAACACACACCTATCATAGATGGTGATGAGGTTGTTGTGAAGGGTGGTACTTATAAATTAGATATTCCTGAGAAGGATGTTCTATATGGTAAGACTGCCACCATCAGACCTTTCATGCAGAGATATATGTATAAAAGGTTTGTTAAAAATAACTCTGCAAAAGCAGGAGAGCCTTTAGGTATCTATCATAAGACAGTTATGGCAGATAATCTTAATAAAGATTTAAAAGACAACCAAGGTGGGTTCAACTGTGGTAAACCTGCAGGGTGGATACAGGACTTTGATGCATTGCCTGATAAGACCAAAGACTTAATCAAGCAAGTCAAACGTGTTAGAGTTGTGTTTGGCTTAGTAGATTTACATGACGTTACAGACGCTAATGGTAAGTCCTCTAAGTTTGAGACTACTCCTTTTATATGGGAGATAGATAATAGAGATGCGTTCAAAACTATCGGCACTAACTTCACTAAGTTAGCTAAGATGAAGGCACTTCCTGTGCAACACACCATTAGTCTAGCAACTGAAGCTAGAAAGTTACCTAATGGTAGTCAGTTTTATTTACCGACTAGCACGTTAAATCTTTCAGAGAAAGTTACTCTGTCAGATTCAGACCAAACTATGTTTGCAGATTTTCTATCTTGGGTAGAGAACTATAATCAGTACATTGTGTCTGAGTGGAACGAACAGGCTTCTCAAAAGTCCATTGATGAAGATATGTCTAGTGCAGTTGACAGCATTGTTAATGCAGAGGACAACTTTATTGAAGTGGAAAACGCATAGTGCGAAGCAATAACCCCTTCAAAGCACATGGTATAAACTACTTGTCGCCTAGTAGTATTAATACCTATATTAATGATACGTCATTATGGGTGGCACGATACTTGTTTAAGATTAAATCTTCAAGTGGTGCGAGTGCAGTAAGGGGTATTGCTACTGAGTTTGTACTTGCAGACAAGTATGAAAAAGGAGTCTTTGATTATAATCTTTTGGATGTAAAGTTTATGTCTCTCTGTGCAGAGTCAGGTATTGACTTGGGAGATATGAAGACTGCAAAAGAAAAGAAGTTACTCAAAGACTTCGGCACTATAATTGATGAGAACTTTGACTATAAAGACCTTGAAGCATATCAAGAAAAGGTTGAGGTTCAAATCGAGGATATGCCTGTGCCTATCATAGGATATATTGACTTCAGATTTAAAGGCAAGATAGTAGACTTAAAGACATCCACAAGGATGCCAACAAGACCTACTGAAGCACAGAAAAGACAGATGGCTTTATATTCTATGGCATATCCTGACAGTAGTGTAGACCTATTCTTTGCTACCCCAAAGGAACACAAGAGGTTTACACTAAAGAATTTAACTTTGTATAAGAAACAGTTACGTAAGGTAGCTCTCTCTATACAGAAGTTTTTGTCTATCAGTGATGATAAGCATGAGTTAGCTTCTCTTATGTATCCTAACCTTGACTCTTGGTTGTGGTCAGGTATGAAAGAAGAAGCAAATAAAATATGGAGTGTTAAATAATGGCAGATAAAAAAATAGAAGACCTGCAAAAGGACATAGACTCTATGGAGAAAGAACTAGCAGAGGCTAAGAAGACTCTTCGTGAAATGAAAACTAAAGGTTTACGTGAAGCAATGGAAGCCAAGAAGATGGCAGACGAAGCAGTTAAGGAAGAGTTAAAAGCACTTGGCTATAACTATAATAGTTCTGAGTATGAGTGGAGTCCTTTCTCAGGATGGAGAAGGCTACTCTAGTGTCTCCCTATTCTGTACGCAGGATTGCAATAAAGCATGGGTATAGGAGTGGTTTTGAGCATAAGCTATCAGACTACTTAAAAGAACAGAAGTGTAAGTTTGACTATGAATCTATAAAGATACAATGGGAAGATTTGTGCTATCGTACCTATACCCCTGACTTTGTACTTTACAATGGTATAATTATAGAGACTAAAGGTAGGTTTCTAGCCATTGATAGGAGAAAACATTTAGCGATAAAGAAACAACATCCAAAACTAGACATTAGATTTGTGTTTGAAAATAGCAGAAGGAAGTTACGTAAAGGTGCTAAGTCAACATATGCAGAGTGGTGTATAAAGTATGGGTTTAAATTCCACGATAGAATTATACCTGAGGAGTGGATAAAAGAAACAGGAAGGAATAAACACCCAAAGTTTATTGTATTCCCAAACAAAAAATTAAGGAGATAGTATATGAAATTAGAAACTAAAATAGCACCACATGACTTTGTAATAGTTATAAGACCACACCTTACTAAGAACAAAAGATGGAATGGAGAGGTGTCTGTCAAGTGTGTTCTTGATGAAAGAAACCCCTTGAATGATGAAGATTTTGAAGGTATGTTACATTTTACTAGACAGGTATGTGCATCTATACCTTTGATGGAAGACAATAAAGTATTTAGAGAAGCAGCCGAAAAGTTGGCAGAGAAGTATTTACCTATGGAAGAGATGTTAGATTATCCAAAGTATAAAGATAAGTTGACAATAGAAGATGATGGTGGTAATGTAATTCATGTGGACTTTAAAAAGGAAACGACATGATGGGAATGTATAGAGAAGCAATAAGAAATAAATTTAGAGAGGTAGGTAATATTATGAGAAAACAAGCACAAGAACAATCAGACCACAAGCAAACTATGGATATGGTTAATAGTCCACCACACTATAATAAGAATGGAATAGAAACGATTGATGCTATTAGAGCAATGACAGATGATGGTTATGAATATTATTTACAAGGCAACATTATGAAATACTTGTGGAGATACAGATATAAGAATGGTGTAGAAGATTTAAAGAAAGCACAATGGTATCTCAATGAATTAATTGATGAGCTAGAGAAAGATGAGAGTTAGAATAATGATGACTCTGCACGTAGATGCAGAGGAGTATCCAATACCTGCCGATGGCAGAGTAGATGATGAGATGGAGGAATATATCCATGAGACTTTTCACGAAATAGAAGGAGTGAAAGTTAAAAACATAAAGGTAGTAACAGAGGAGACATGAATGCAAAACTATTTACCAACTGATTATCAGAATTTTATTGCTCTTTCTAGATATGCAAGATGGAAAGACGATGAGCAAAGAAGAGAAAATTGGAGTGAGACTGTAGACAGATATTTTGACTACATGGAAAACCACTTGAAGAAGAAGCATGGTTATACTTTAACCAAAGCACTGAGAGAAAAATTAAATGATTCTATATTGTCACTAGGAACTATGCCTAGTATGAGAGCATTAATGACTGCAGGTGTAGCGTTAGACAGATGCCATGTTGCAGGATATAATTGTAGTTATATACCTGTGGATAGTCCACGTTCTTTTGACGAGTGTATGTATATACTTATGTGTGGTACAGGTGTAGGCTTCTCTGTTGAAAGAGAGAATGTAGATAAGTTACCTACAGTTAATGAACACTTTGAAAAAAGCACTACAGTAATTACAGTTGCAGATAGCAGACCCGGATGGGCAAGAGCTTTACGTGAGTTGATAGCTATGTTGTATGTAGGACAGATACCTTCTCTTGATGTATCACAGGTTAGACCTGCAGGTGCTAGGCTCAAGACGTTTGGTGGTAGAGCATCAGGTCCTCAACCTTTAATTGACCTATATAATTTTTGTATAGCTATATTTAAGAAAGCAGCAGGAAGAAGATTATATCCTATCGAGTGTCATGACATCATGTGTAAGATAGGAGAAGTTGTAGTTGTAGGTGGTGTTAGACGTTCTGCACTAATTAGTTTGTCTAATCTTAACGATGACCAAATGAGACACGCAAAGTCAGGTCAGTGGTGGGAGAATGAAGGACACAGAGCATTGGCTAATAACTCTGTAGCTTATAAAGGTAAGCCTGACATGGGTACATTCATGAGAGAATGGTTAGCCTTGTACGAATCTAAGTCAGGAGAACGTGGTATATTTAATCGTAAGTCTGCCAAGAAAAAAGTAGAAGAGAATGGTAGACGTAAATCTGATTATGCTTTTGGTTGTAATCCATGTAGTGAGATTATACTTAGACCTTATCAATTCTGTAATCTTACTGAAGTTGTTTGTAGAGAAGCAGACCATTTAGATATTCTGAAAGAAAAGGTTAGACTTGCTACAATACTAGGTACGTTCCAATCTACTCTTACAGAGTTTAAGTATCTTAGAAAAGTATGGAAAGAAAATACAGAAGAAGAAAGATTACTAGGTGTATCTCTTACAGGTATATTAGATTGTTATCTTCTTAATAATGGTACGAAAGAATCCATACAAAGAATGCTAATGGAACTAAAAGAAGTTGCAGTTGAAACTAATAAAAAGATTGCTAATGATTTAGGCATACCACAGTCAACTGCAATCACTTGTATCAAGCCATCAGGAACTGTATCACAGTTAGTGGATAGTGCGTCAGGCATTCATGCTAGACATAGTGACTACTATGTTAGAACTGTACGTGGAGATAATAAAGACCCACTCACACAGTTTATGAAAGAAGCAGGTATACCTATAGAGCCTGACATTACTAAGCCTGATAGTGTATCTGTGTTTAGCTTTCCTATGAAGTCACCTATAGGTGCTATCACTAGAACTGCTATGACTGCTATAGAACAGTTAGATTATTGGCTTATGTTTCAAAGACATTGGTGTGAGCATAAACCATCTGTTACTATCTCTGTTAAAGAAGATGAATGGATGGAAGTAGGTGCATGGGTGTACAAAAACTTTGATGAAGTATCAGGTATATCCTTCTTACCTTTTAGTGAGCATACATATAAACAAGCTCCTTATCAAGATATAGATGAGAATGAGTACAAGGAACTCATGAAAACTATGCCAAAGGCTATTGATTGGAGTAAACTAAAAGACTTTGAGAAAGAGGATACGACAAATGGTAGCAAAGAACTCGCCTGTACTGCAGGTGTATGTGAAGTCGTTGACATTGAGGCTAGTTAATGCTATAGTCTTAATTCCTATCCTTGCATACCTGCTTACCTTAGTGTTTGCAGGTATCGTGGGTAGTGAGGCACTTGAGGGTAGCATGATTGAAGAATACTTTTATTGTATTGCTCTCTTAACTTTAATATTAATTATAAAGGAGATTAGATATGTTATCACCATCAGTAGAAGACAGAAAGAAATTTGACATTGACCTAGAGTATGGCAAAGTCAGAGAAGAACTTGTAGCCAATATGTTACAAGATAAAAAGATAGAAGTTAAAAGTGAAAGAGATAAGTGGCAAAAGACAGGAAACATAGCAATAGAATATGAATCATATGGTAAGCCTAGTGGCATCAACGCAACAGAAGCAGATTATTGGTTTCATAATCTATGCATAGGTGACAATGTATTCTGCACACTTGTATTTAGTGTAGAAAATCTAAGAAAGTTAATAAATAACTTAGATTACAAACGTAGTGTATCAGGTGGAGACCATAACGCATCAAGAATGTATTTATTAAAACTTGATAAGTTATTTTCTTCTGATGTAATTAAACCATTTAAAGGAGAGTAGTATGAGAGACATGATGTTAAATGCCTTGAAGTCTTTTTATGTAGGTAATATAAATAGACACATAGCAAACGTAGAAGTATATTTAAGAATGACTGTAGGTATAGGAGAGCATTCAGATATACAGGAAACTATTGATAAAGAGATAGAAAAGATTGCTCAGTTTGATGACAGACTAGCAATGGTAACAAAATACTTTGAAAGGAGACAGGAGAATGAAAAGAAAGAAGAGAAACCCAAGTCTAAGTAAATATGATGCACCTCTACGTATTCAGTTTGAACGTGGAGTGAATGCCTTCAAGGGCAATCAATACATTAGAAATGTTGATGGTCATAAAATTATAGCGACAGTAAGTCCTTATAATTCTAACACCATGCAACATAGAGAATGGCAGAGAGGTTATAACTCTGCATACTTTAAACAGTTAGAGAAAGTAAAACGTAATGAATCTAGAAGAAGAAGCCAAGAGGTTCATGCAGGGTAGAAGACAACCTGTGAGTCCTCTTGATGATATAATTAAAAGATTAGAGAATGTTAATAAACAATTAGAATTAATATTTAAGAAAGTGAAAGAGTTGAATGCAAAAGATAACACCAACACATGACCTCTCTTGGTATTTAAAGTGGGCAGGGTCGTTCTTAATCATGTCAGGTATAATATGTAGGTCAGTGGGTGTTTTGCCTCTGTACGACCTTGTATCGTCTTGTATTGGTACAGGATTACTAGCAGGTATGGCTTACCTATGGCATGACAGAGCCTTGCTCATGGTAAATGGGGTAGCTTGTGCAGCGTTAGCTATGGGAATATTGAGATACTTGTTTGTTTAAACTAGCACAGATATTTTGGTACACTCTGCACATAGTTACGTGTCTATTTATTATTGTAGGTAATGGTAGGTTGTTAGGATTGTGGTGATTAGTTTCTTCTAGACAGTATCTGTCCTATTCTTTTACCTTTTCTCAAGTGATTAACTTCAGGTTCTTGTTCTTGCATTTCCATGACAGTCAATCCATGTTTCTCCATGTAATACTCATCTGCTAGTTTTCTTTTCTCATTACCTATTCTTAGCCATTGTGCTCTATCAAATGCAGTAAAGGCTTTGCCTTCATCTTTAGCCTCTTTTCTAGCTTCTATCTTTCCTATTCTTGTAGATATCTTTCTGAATCTAGCTAATCTTCTTTTCATCATAATTCTTTTCTTGATGTCTGAAGCATTCTTATATCTATCTGTTTCAATTAATTTAGATACTTCATTCTCTACGTACTTACCCATGTATCTTTTAACAAAAGAGTCTGCCTCTTTGTCTCCTGTAGATGGAACTACCATATAATTCTCAAGTCCTAAGTCCACTAACTCTTTTTCTATAGGTGTTCTTTGTTGTTCTTTTCTCAAACCTGTAAGTTGAGTTCCAAGTGGGTCTTGTCTATATATAGGACCTTCTCTAGTTGGTATCTCAACATCATCAAATCCACCATACTTGGAAGCAAAAGGTAAGTTACGTGCGATAGTATTACTGAAAGCACTCAAACCTCTTTCATCTGCACCTGTTCCTTCAATCTTATTAAAGTCTTTTAGTCTAGCTTCTTCTTTATCAAAAGCAGCAACAACATCTCTAACAACTCTACCCGGAGTTAGTGCTCCACCCACTAGCTCTCCTACATATCCACCTACGTATTCTGCTAGTTTTTCTCCCGTAACATCTGTTAATCCTGATGGACTTCTAACATTTCTAAAAAATGAATCAATCATATAAGAACTTGCACCTGTTCTAAATTGAGAACCTGTCAATCCTTCTAGTAATGTTTTAGTATTAATCTTATCAAGCTCATTATTATCCCACTTAACTATAAGGTCTGCAACCACAAGATAAGGTGCAAGAGGAAAGAAAGGTCTCATGTCTGTGGTTCTTCCATCCTCAGTTTTACTTTCATACCATCTTACATCTTGGTTATTTGCTCTATGATTAATTGCAGCCATCAGTGCAGCATAGCCAACTATACCTTTAGAGAATTGTTCTCTTGCTTTTTCAAAGTTTTTAGCACCTGCATCTAACTCGCCTCTCATATATTTTAAAGCACCACCTGCACTATTAAATGTAGCACCAACAAAACTAAGAGGACTATATTGAAACTGAAACTGCATGGCATTAGCCATAAATCTAGCAAATGGAAATGCACCTGTACCTACAGGAACACCTACAAGTCCGGGCAAAGGTCCTAGCTTCTCATTGAATCTA